CATCAAGCCCAAACCGCTTGACCCTTGCGCGCCTTCTGCATACAAACAGTTAGGCGAAGAAGGGACAAGAATGGTCTATCCAACGACAGGAATTGTGCGAAGCCCACAGAAAATGACGAAGAGCCATATTTATTTGTTTAATGATAGACTATTAAATATTATAAAAAGGGGGAATGACGAAGTGAGATCAAAGACCAAAGTTTTCAGAAAAATTTTCTCGTTGTTAATTGTTGCTGTATTGGTTTTCATTTTTTCACCATTTAGTGAGCAGGCACACGCTAAAGATAGTTCGGTTAAAGCCGAAAACGTGAATGGTTTACAAATCAATGATTCAAATTACAACCGCCTATTAAGCTTGGGTTTTACTTCAGATGAAATTAATAATATGAATCAGGGAGAATATAATCAAAATAAAGGATTGAGCGGTTATGGAACTAAAAGCACTACAACTTATTATAAAGAAATAGAAACATATAAAAATGTTTCAGATACAAATTCTATGCAAAGTTTAGCCTCGGCAGCAACTATCTCTTCTTCAGACAATCCAAAAGTGATATCAGTAAAAGATATTGAATTATCAAAAAAAGATTTCTATGCAGAACTTAACCAGGCAAATGCTAATAAGGTAAACAAAACTACAAGTGACCTTCTGGTACAAGCTACAGGAGATTCAGCTACCAATAGTACACATACTTCCTATAAGACGATGACAGTCTCCGTTACACAATTAAGTAGTAAAACATTTAGAGTAAAAGACAGTGTTACGTGGAAGATCATGCCATTAAATAGAAGCTACGATTTTATCGGAGTTGGCATTAATTCAGCCCACTTTAACCCGAATAATGATAGTAACAAATATGCAAAACAAAGTTGGACTCTTCATAATTATGATACAGGGAAAAATACTAATGATTCAGCAGTATATTCGTCAAGTAGCAGTGATTAGCAAAGAAGTGCTGACGGATATGGAGTAAAAATGAACCTCAAAAATGACAACAATTATTGGGCGGCCCAAGCACTACATGGTACAGTTGTTACAGCTCTTTCTATGTATGCTTATTATAATGTTGAAAAAGAAGACAGTAGTGTTCATAGAATCGATGCTTATGGAAAATACTTGCACGCTGAAGATACTGTGTCGCCCAATGTTTCATTTTCATACAGTGCTGGCGGGGTTTCTGTAGACATTTCCGCGGCATCTTCTTCAAATTATGGAGATCCTCAGACAGCTCAAGCAACACTCAGATTCTAGTTTAGAAGGTGATTGATATAAAGAAGAAGACGATCATTATTTTGCCCATTTTGATCATAATTATCTGGATATTATTATGGACAATATATCCATTTAGTCCTTTTAATTTTAGTAAGAATGTGACAATCAGACAGGATCATTTAATTACTCATGATTATAAACAAAGAATAAACGCATTTAGGATCGAATATAACGATTCAAAAAAAGATAGTAATACTCAAACAATTCCTGAACTATTGGATATAATGTCCAAATCAATTACAGTGAATAAAAAAAATATTAACCCAGATGACCTATTTAAAGAAGCACACGAAATATCAAATATTCGCTCAGATTTGATTATTTTAAAGAAAGAAAAGAAAGGAACATACACAGATACTGCCAATGAATATTTAAGTTTATTAATAAATGGATTGTTTACTTGCCAGAATAATTTGAGTTCTTTAGCGGGCGAAAAATTTGTTACAAGATCAGGGGTAAAAAGTGAAATAGGAAGAATACGAAGTCAAATGATTGATAATTATTACAGCCTAAAAACTTATTATGAAACAAGAACAAATGATTAACTTATTGTCAATATTTAAATTCTTAAATTTAAAATAGACAGTCCAAGATAGGAAAGCCTGAGGACACTGATCGACGCAGAGCGCGCCGGTTGGTGTCCTTTTGTATTTTCTGGAACGGAGGTACTAGCGTGAAACCTGACAAGCCAAAGCAAAAGAAAAAGCCGAAGCCAATGAAACAATGGCAGGTTGAAGAGTTAATGGGCGTCAAGGATCCGACCTATTACCGCAGCAAAGGCGGAGCGCTGAAACAGAAATGAACTGAGGTCCTATAAGGACTTCTGTTACTAGAAAAGGAGATGCGGCGGAAATGAGCATGAGAAAATTGGTTTATGAATACAAACAATCCATTCGGAAGATGAAAGTAGCTTACGCTGCCGCGGATCCGGAAGATGAGAAGATCATTGGCGGAATGATCAGGGACATGGAGTATGCGGTGAAATGGATGGAAAACGGCCGGGATCCTGGGAGAGCGCATATGGATGCAGACCAAAGTCGCGTATATTATTATGATCCAGATGTACTCAATAACATTGGTCATTCAATGTATTCGCGAGAATGGAATGATAATCCATACAATAATGAACAGGTAAATAGCTTTCTTGGGGCATGTCTGACGAAGCGGGAAGAAGATGTTTACCGTCTCTACATTGGTGAAAGGTTAAGTATGGCCAAGATTGGCGAGTTATTACATATAGCGAAGACGAGTGTACAGAATTTGGTGGAACGGGCTGAGAAGAAAGTGGATGCGGAGAAGGAACAAGCAAGGTTATTTTAAATGGGACTGTTGTGGTTTACAGTCCCATTTTACTTACATCACTTGGATAAATTTAGTCATCAGATCATTTGGAATCGTCGCTATCTGATTTTTCCTCGTCTTTTTCTACAGAGACCTTATTTGTGATAAGGATTTGTGGCTTAGGTAATTTATTATATTCTTCATCTTTTGGAAAAGCCTGTTGTACTTTACTTGATGCCTTATCTGGTGCTTCAAAGCGAGTTCCTTGAATAATCAATTCAGTTAGTATTTGTACGGATTTTAAAGTGCTTTCTTCACCTGCATGCGAAATACCATCAGTAAACCCTGAGCAACTTTGTCTTGTGAGTTCATCAATTTGAGCTTTTAATCCCTGTTCTATATCCGTCATAGTATCTGTAAGAACCTTTGACTGTTTCAAAACTTCTAGAGCGCTTCTTATTTCAATGCTTTTTTTATAGGAATCCATTGCTGCATTTATTAGTTTAATAAATTGCTCTAATCCCTTAGCGATAACAACACCAATCCAAAATGATCCGTGTTCAAAATTATTGATTTTATACTCGCCATCGATACCTTCAATTTTTAAGCCAGTTCTAAGAGCAAGATCTAAATTTTTAAAGAAGTAGGTTAGTTGAGATAAATCACTATATGCAGGTAGTTTAATGTTTACAACATTATCGCTTTTTTCAGGAGCTGAGTAATTAATGACTGCGATGCTTGTCTTAATTTTATCTTTAATAATTTCTAATAATGCTTTTACACGATTAGCTTCATTTTGATTTAAAGTAATCTGATTGCTGGTCGATCTGAAATCATAAATATTTGGCATTGACTTTAAATCATTGATTTCTTTTTCGAAAGCGTTATATTTTTCGATTTTTTGAATAGCAGCGAACGATTCAGGTCCCCCTTTAAGCTTTGCATTATTGCTGTTACTAATTGATTCAACAGTAAAATTGATATGGTTATAAGCCTCTTGCAAATCTGATTCAATTTGAGTAATTCTCACTGGCACTGCCTCCTTTATGGGAATATTTTACTACATAAATAATTACTTAAATACGGCTTGTGGTACGAAATCTCAATATAGTGAGGGTTATTTTATAAGCGCTTAACCGGCGCTCTATTTTATATCTGTGTTCTAATTTCTGCATCCTGAATATAATCGATAGATGTGATTCAAAATGGATCGTGAGGCGATAAAATGAGCACAGAAGATAAGAAACTAAAATACCTGTCTGATCACGGATGGAAGCCTGTTACATATCTGGCCAGAAGTCGGACGGATATTGTGTGGCGTCTTCAAATGAAGAATGGAATCGATAAACTGGAATCAACGCTCAATATGCTCGAGATAAGCCAGCTGGGATTCAGAAGTCTTATTAGGCACTGCGAGTATATTGATAAGCGGATGAAGAGTGATTTGAAGCGAATGGAAAGGCGAGAATTAAAAGAAGTAAGATGATTGAATGGCATCCTTCGGGGTGTTTTTATTTTGCATAATTACAGGATGCCAATCACGGTGTCCTATTTATATATACACAAATTTAGGAGGTTGTGCAGAGATGACAGATCAGAGCAAACCGATACAGGATTGGAAATGCTGCAAGTGTGGTCATCAAATCCATATAACAAGACAGGCGGCCCGATATTTTGATGGTCACTCGTGCGAGAAATGTGGTGGTCTGATGATATATTTTAGCAGTAGCGACAAACCGTGGGATTTCAGTGTAGGGTCTGAGTCCTCGATTCCGGAAGTTATTCAAAACGGAAAAGGATTATTTGAAATGAACCGCGGCATGATTGACTTTAAAATGTACTGGCATACTGACGATACACGTAAGCATGTTACAGATTGGGAAGCCCTATTCGTAGAACACGATGGATCTATCCGCTATGTAAAAGCAATCGGTTGTATCGCGACAGTTAACTCAATAGTGAATGATGACATTAAGACATGTGAAGACGCTCAGCAATGGATAAAGAAATCAGAATCAGATTCGAATGATAAAATCATGAGCGAACTGAAGATAAAGATGACATTGGATGGCAGTGATGCGATTCATGGACTCAAAGTTGTACAACGCGAGATACGCAACACCGTACAACAGTTCAAAGAACTGGACAAGGTTAAGGCGGTTGTCGGCATTGACTTGGCGAGAGGAAAAGATGTTTCAGTGGTGGATGGGCATGCAACTCAATAAGCGTTGTGCACATGCCGGATGTCGTGAGTTAATACCAACGACTGAAACCTATTGCGCGAAGCACAAGCGAAATGCTGACCGTCAGTATGATAAACAGCGATACCGAAGCGATCCATCTTACATCAAGCTTTATCACAGTAAGGAGTGGCGAGCCATAAGAGAACAAGCGATGATACGAGACCACGGACTATGCCAGGAATGCCTGAAGCACGAGCGTATTGAACAGGCGAAGGTCGTTGACCACATCAAACGAGTGGACGAACACCCGGAGCTGAGACTTGAGTTGAGTAATCTCCAAAGCTTATGTAAAGCATGTCACAACAAAAAGACGGCTAATGAGATGCAAAAATGAATAATTCAGATACCCCCCGTCGATTAAACCGGCTGGGGGTCTTGATGCGTAATAAACGGTGCACTCCCAACTTCACGAAAAACTCCCTTTTTGAGATTTTTTTGAGTCTCAAATATGGAAATAACTGGAAATAGAAAGGATGGTGACACAAATTGCCGGGAAGAAAATTAAAACTCGTTGAAACGACGAAAAAACATCTGACGAAAAAAGAAAAGACGACGCGTAAAGCCAAGCAGGACTTAGCTTCCGAAGGTTTTACGAAACTTCAGCAGTCAGCACCGCGGCACCTAAGTACAGCCGCAAAAGCTGAATATCGGAGGGTCATAAAAGACCTCGAAAATCTTCCTGTACGTAATTTAGACAGGGCTGCACTTGAAAATTACTGCACATGGTATGCGATCTATAAACAGGCCGAAGAACAGCTTTCGAAGTATGGACCATATTCAATAATTGAGTTTGATGATGGCGAGCCAATTTTTGATTACAGTAAAAAAAGTCCGATGGTGTCCGTCTTGAGCGATGCATCTTCCCGGATTTATCAATTTGCATCCTCTCTTGGTATGACGGTTGATTCACGAATGAAGATTGTCCCACCTGATTCTGGAAAGAAAAAGGATGATCCATTTGCTCAGTTTGGAAGTGGAATGAATGGCTGATAATACCGATTGGTCGCTGCTCTATTGTTCAAAGGTGTTTACTGGTGAAATAATCGCTTGCACAAAAGTAAAACAAGCCTGTCAGCGAAATCTGGATGATTTAAATCGGATCGGTGATGATGATTTTCCCTATATTTACGATATTCAGCGAGCAAACCGGGCGATTGCATATATGGAAATGCTTCCGGATGTCAAAACAGGGCGGCCGAATCAATTGGCTCTGTTCCAAAAATTCATTATCTCGTCACTTTATGGTTGGCGAGAAAAAGATAAAAACGTCCGCCGGTTCCACAAGGCTTACGTCAGCATGTCCCGAAAAAACGGAAAAACGATTCTTGCGGCTGGTCCAGCGTCTTACGAATTTTTGTTTGGCGAAAAGATTATCGACTACAAATTTTTGATCGGAAAATGACCCATGCTAAGAATCCGCTGCTCGATATTGCGGTGCATAATGTGGTTGTCCATCAGGAAAATGACACGATTATGATCAATAAAAAACTGAACCGGGAGAAAATTGACCCGATTGTCGCGATGATGGATGCCCATACCGAGGCAATGTACCACTATAAGACGGGCGAAGTTGACTCTTTTATGAAATTTTTCTGAGGTGAAAAGGATGAATGACGGGCTTAAAAAATTAATTGGCGATTTTATCATCTTGAAAAAGTTTATAGCTGTCTATTTTCCGACCATCCTTCTATTGGCCGGATTTTTTACAGCCGAAATTGGATTTTTCCATATTAGTTACTTGTGGGGAATTTTTTCAGTCAGCGGTGGGCTTATCTTGATCGCTTGTCTGATTGAGTATGGCCGTACGGCAAGGAGGCGATGACTATTGGTCTTTTTTCAACGTGCAGCGCCGGAAAGACGTAGTGATTCGCCCCTCGGGGACACGGCATGGCTAAATCCGATTGAAAATTTAATCACAGCACAGGGCAATTATGGTCCGTACCGCGGTATATGGGCGCTCAGGAACAGTGATATTTTTACAGCAGTACGATCCATTGCTGGCGATATCGCCTCTTGTCCGGTCAATGTGCTTAGGGATAATGTGATTGACCCGAAAAACAACCTATCATATCTGATTAATCAACGACCGAATCAGTATTATAGCGGCTATGCATTGAAGTTTATTATTGTCGCGAACATGCTATTGAACAAAGAATCGTTTGTTGAAGTTGTCTCGGATAAAAACGGGCAGCCCCTTGCTCTCTATTTCCTGAAAAACAGCAGTACATCGGTTCTGCAGCAGGGCGCTCAGCTTATTTATCATACCTATAACGAACTGACAGGGGAATTGCTTGAGCTACCAGCATCGAGTGTCTGGCACTTTAAGATGATGACGGTTGACGGCATCAACGGCATCGGTCCGCTGTGGTCGTTGGCGATGGAACTGGCAACGCAAGATGGCAGTAAGAATTTCGTGAAGAATTTCTTCGATCAAGGGGCGGCGCTTGGCGGTATTCTGAAAATGAATAGTGCACGGCTTGATGAAAAGCAGTTGGATGCAAAGGGAAAAGCGTTTAGCACCGCTTATGCAGGGGCCGTGAATTCGGGTAAGATTGCTGCGATTGATTCAACCATGGATTTTACTCAGTTGCAAATTAATTCGGACATACTGAACTTTTTGAACGCCAATACCTTCACAACGAAGCAAGTTGCGAAAGCATTCGGCTTGCCATTGTCCCGGATGGGGATTGAAACAACGAACACAAGCACGGACCAAGAAAATCTATGGTACTTGCAAAACACGCTTGGGCCCTACCTAAATGCGATGACTGGTGAAATGTCCTTTAAGTCGGCTCCTACTCGAACAAGCATCCAATTTAACACCGACAGCATCCGCGATATCGACCCGGATAAAAAGCTTAATCGTGTGGTGAAAATGGTTCAGAATAGTATGGAGACGCCGAATCAGGCGCGTCAGGAATTTGGAAAAGCACCAGATCCGGATCCTGCTGCTGACCAGCTGATTGCATCGCTCAACTATACAACGTTATCAACATTAAGTGAGTTGCAGTTAGCTAAAGCAAAGGCGAAAGGAGGTGGTAATAATGGACAAGAAGGTCAAGAAGGAAGTCAGAGTTCTACGAACGGAAATCAAGCTCCGTGATGGCACAGAAGGAGGTGATCCCCCTCATCTCGTCGGATATGCCCTGAAGTTTAACAGGAATTCCGATGTATTAGGCTTTTTCGTTCCATTTATTGAGCGGATCAATCCGCATGCGCTGGATAATACTGATATGAGCAATGTCGTTGCGACATTTAATCACGATCCAAACATGCCTCTTGCACGAAACACGGTTAGCTCAGGTCCGGGTAGTTTGTCGCTGAATGTGGATGATATTGGTTTGAAATTCGATCTTATCCCCACAGATACGAGTTTTTCTCGTGACTTGATTGCAAACATGCAGGCCGGTGTTGTGAATCAATGCAGTTTCGCCTTTACCGTTCCTGACAACGAAGACGCTGAGACGATTGAGTATGATGATCAAAACGGGATGTATACGCGAACAATCAACCAAATTGATAAGCTCTATGATGTCTCGGTTGTCACGGAACCTGCTTATCCTGATACAGAAGCCGTCGTCGGATCGCGAAAGCTGAATCAGGTATTGAGCCGAAACAAGGAAAAAATCTTAATTGAATTGGATTTATTGAAACTAGGCACCCATTGAGGTGTATTTTTTATGGCCATAAGGAGGCAAAACGAATGAATTTAGCAGAAATGATTGCTGATGCAAAGGCGAAGATCGAAGAAAAACGCACGGCTTTTAACAAATATGTTTCTGATGCAAAGGTGAAAGCTGAAGCAGACGACCTTGCCGGCGCAAAAGAATTTAAGTCGAAAGCGGAAGGCGTCAAAAAGGAACTGGAAGACCTTGAGAAACGGAAGAAAGAATTGGATGAACTGGCTAAATTGGATCCGATTGCGGCACCGGCCGGTGAACAGCGCCGTCTTCCGGGAGACCTGACGAACCGAAATAGTCAGGAGGAACAGGAGAAACGGGAAAAGGAAGAGTTTAATAAGGCGTATAAACCAGCATTTCTGCGAATGCTGCGGGGTGGGATGAACGCACTGACAAACGAAGATCGGTCATTGCTTAAAGAAGGCCATATTAGCGAGAAACGTGATTTTTCTGGCATTAGTGGCCTAACGAACGCAGATGGCGGTTATACGATTCCCCCGGATATTTCGACAGCAAAAATGTTAGCTGGTATGGCTATCCGGTATTTATTAACGCACATCTAAAGGAAGAAGACCTACCGGCAAAACCGTGGAAGGCACGCTATCCTGCAAAGGTAAACTTAAGCAAGCCACCGTTTGGAAACGTAGGCGCTTGGCAGTACAGCGATGCCCATAAGATCAAAGGGGTTAGTGGAACATTCGATTGCAGCGTGGATTATGCTAGGACGTTTACGAGTCGACCAGCAAAGAAAAAGGCGGTTAAGAAATCCAGTAAGCCCCAGACACTTGTGGAGTACTTGGATGCGAAGAAACAGCCCTCATCGTTCAGTGCTCGTCAAAAGTTGGCTAAACAGTACGGCATCAAGGGATATGCGGGAACAGCTAAGCAAAACACCCTACTGCTTGATTATCTAAAGGTAGGGAAGAAGCCTGAACCAGTAAAGGTAGAAGTGAAAAAGGACATTCGTGAAGTAACAGCATCGTTCCTGAATAAACGAAAGACACCAGGTGGAACCATCCAAGGTGTGTTGAAACAAGGTGAACGTGTTGAAGTGATTGGTGTGAATGCCGGATGGGCACATCTTGTCGGTGGCGGATACGTGGGAGAAAAGTTTTTGAAGAAGGTTTGACATAATGATTCACCGCCCGGGTGACCGGGTGTACATAATAAATGTCTAAATGGTTACAGTTACCAAATACTCATTGACACAACACAGAACAAAGACTATGTTACATATGTTGCATTAATATTTCATTTATATTACAGAGGGAGTTTTGAAAATGAAAAGAAACTTTTCATCCTTTCTAATTATCGTAGCTCTATTCGTTTCCTGCTTTGGTTTTTCATCATTTGCTTCTGCTGCAACTCCGAAAGCAGTCACTTACTATACAACACAAGGAACGCATCTTTACAAGGATAAAAAGGGTAAGAAAGCTATCCGAATTTTACCGACCAACACGAAATTTTATCTTCGCCACAATCCAGAAAAAGGATATTATCATGTGACCTACAGTAGAACATCAGGTTATATTAATGTAACAAATTTGTCCAGAGCAAAGTACACGACTTACAAAGACTTTGAGGGATCATGGATCCTTGGAAATGTGAACACCCATTTGAAGTATCAGGTATTGATCACTAAAGACTATGTTTATTACAATTATTACCCTGAAGAAGCGATAGGGGCTGTAAAGTCGAATAAGGCTGTTGTCAAAAATAATACTTTATATTTTAATAATGTGATGCTACAAGGTGATGGAACTCAGGTTTTTGGTAAACTGACACAAAGTATTAAGTTGAGTAAGAAGAATGGCAAAAAAGTAATTGTTTTGAGTCAGCCAAGTAATAAAGAAATCAGTGATTTCCATGGTACCGGAATTATAGAATAATTTATCCGTGAGTTAAAATGATAAAATGTTGAGGGTGTCTCAAAAGTAAATTTTTTGACTATGAGACACCCTATTTATACAAAACCTTGATTTATCAACCTTAATGGTTTAATAAAAAATAAATAAACCGATATTGTTTTTAAAACATTAAGTTGCATTTATTAGTCTGGGGGAGACTGATATGACGTATAGCGCTAAAGATGTTGCAGATTTTGTGGTGTGGACTGCAATAAATAACAGCAGAAGAATTACACACCTTAAATTACAAAAAGTTCTTTATTTTCTTCAAGCGTACAATCTCTCCTGGCCATGAACCCCTTTGTAGTATTCGGGATACATTTCTCCTCCACATTGTTCACAGGAAAAACGAGGTGGGATGATCGAATCCCCTCCATCCATAAGATCCATTTCTCTAACAATTTGTGTAGGAATGTCCTCTTTTTCATGACAAGTCAAACAGATGAATCGAAAGGTTTTCTTGTTGCCCTTATTAGGAGATGAGCTAATGAAAGTTATTGATGATATAACAAATTTTATATTTTTTGAAGATGAACCACATAAAGTTGATGCGATTTTTATACCTGGAACATCCTTGGCCGATCCAGCTGAGAAGGCTGCTGAACTTTGGAATAAAGGATATTCAAATTATATAATACCATCAGGAAAATATAGTTCAAAACTAGGATATTTTCCATCAGATAAAACTAAAGACACTTCTTATGAGGGAGATTATGAAACTGAATGCGATTTTTTTTGTGAAGTACTATACAAAAATAACGTGCCAAAAGAAATTGTTATTAAAGAAAAATATTCTCAAAATACCTATGAAAATGCGTATAAATCAAAAGAATTAGTTGAGAGTTCAAATATAAATTTAAGAAAGGCTATCGTATGTTGTCAGTCATATCATGCACGTCGTGTGTTAATGACATATAGTTGGGTTTATCCTAATACTCAATTTTATATTTGTCCTGTTGACACTCGAGGAATAACCAAAGATAATTGGTTTACATTTGAGTATGGTATAAACCGAGTAATGGGAGAATTAGTACGATGTGGACATTACTTTCCCAATATGATAAAAGAAGTATATGAAAAAAAACTTAAGGATAAATAAAAGCTGGTCTATGACCGGCAAATACATATTACCTTTGGATAATTTTGGACATTTCAGTATAATAGCGTATTCTCTCGTCTATAACCATATACCAAAGTACAACGATAACTATGTTACTTAAACTTGTGGGTCAACAGAACTTTTCCTTAATCAAAAAACATTAATTAATTCAAATAACAACATTAAATAATCAAAGGCTACTCTATATGCCGACTCTAATGATAAAACTTTGTCTAACGTACCTAAACAGAATAATATGTTTTCCGTTATGGCAAAAAGTAGTAATGGAGTAACAAAAGTACAATATTATTGGTGGGGATTGAGAATATATTTATCCAAATCAGATGCGCGTAATCTTCTTTCTTTAGGAACAGGCGTAGCTGTAGTTGTATTAAAAAGTGAAACGGGAGTAGAGCTGTAGCTGGCGTGGTTTGTGTATGGCTTATGGATCATTACGTTTCAAGCTCTCTTATTAAAACCGGGCTAATAATTGATTATAGTACTCTATTGATGAACGTCACTCGAGTAAGTACCAGACGAAGAATGATCGTATAAACAAAGACCAGAAGGCACAATCCGATTGATGATTGTTCCTTCTGGTCTATTTTCTGGCAAAGGATGGCTCGTTTTGTGGCAAAGTTTGGCCTATTTTTTGGCAGTAGCGGCCTATTCCGATGGCCACCTTCAGTTTATGAACAATGCAAATATAAGTTGCGGATTTGCAATTGTAGGTTGGTGTTATTTTAGTGTAATCAACATTATAATTTACACATAATAACAAAGAAAAGAGGTAAAAAGTCATGGGATTTGCAGATAATTTAAAATTAATTAGGCAAGAAAGACATATTTCACAGGAAGAATTGGCAGAAATAATTGGAGTAAGTCGTCAAGCAGTTTCTAAATGGGAACAGGGAAGTGGCTATCCAGAAATGGAAAAGTTGCTTGTTTTATCTAAAGAACTTAATGTATCTTTAGATTATTTAATGTTAGGTGAGATAAAGTCCACTGAAAACAACAAAACTTTATCTAACAGTATAATTGTACCAACAGGTAAAATTACTATTAAATCATATGATGGAAAATCAATTGTTAATTGCTATAAAGTTTTAGCGTCACATGTAATGTACAAAGCAAAAAACGATGAGCCTAAATATTGGCTTATTGGTGTTAATAGTGGAGCGTTTTAGGGCGAAAAATCAATTGTACTTGGTTGGTATGCTGATGAAGAAAAGATAAAAAAGGAGATGGACGAAATTGCAGAAGCAATTAATAATGGTGTACCAGCATATGAATTAAAATACGCAGTAAAAGTTAAGAACAAAATGTTAAGAGTAAAAATAGACGAAGA